CGGCGGTAGTCTTCGCCAAATTTTACGACGAATATCTAAACAGTAAACAGCAGAAAAGATGAACACGCAGCCGATATTGATCCGCGAGACGAGCAGCCCCACGGATCTGGCGAAGCTCGCCGTCGACGCCGTTACCCGTGGAGACGTCGATCCGCTCGTCGCTTACGAGAATATATCCCGCATGGAGAAGGCGATCGAGCTGTTCAAGAAGTCCGAAGAGGTGCGCGACATTACGTTGCGCGAACTGGCTAAATACGGACACGGGAAAACATCCTCGGACTGTACGATCGAAGAGGTGGAGGCCGGCGTCAAGTACGACTACTCGGGCTGTAATTGCCAGGCTTTGGACGACCTGTACAAAATGCGTGATGCGGTCATGGCCGACATCAAGGAGAAGGAGAAGATATTGCGGGCGTTGCCGGCCTCCGGCCTGACGGATCCCGCCACGGGCGAAATCTTCTATCCTCCTGCGCGAAGCAGCAAGACGACACTTAAAGTAACCTTCAAAAAACGATAGCAATGGCAGATTTTATCAATGTATCGCTCTGCGTGAGCGATATTCCCAGAGACAAAATTTTCGTCGCCGAAAACGGCAAGAAGTACATTTCGATATGCGTTTCGGAGCTTCGCCAGCCGGATCAGTACGAGAATACGCACTGCGTATTCATCCGTCAGAGCAAAGAGGAGCGCGAACGAAAAGACGCGCGCATGTATGTCGGCCGAGGCAAGTCGGTTATCTTCCGTCCTGCGGAACCTACGCCGGATCAAGTCTCCGATTTGCCCGTAGCGGATAATACGGATGATCTTCCCTTCTGACGATGGATATGCGGATTACCGATGCGGAGGGGCGGGAAGCGCTCCGCATCCTCCGCGTCCTGTCCCGCATCCGCGGGCATACGTTGCTGACCGCAAAGGAATGGGATGCGTTACGCCGCGGAAGGTTGTTATTGAAGAAAATAAACAAACGTCATGACAAGGATCGAACAGATACGCAGGGAGGCGCGAGACATCCAGAATCTTCTTGAATGCACGACTTTTTCCGACATCGATTCGATGGTGGGGCGGCTGGATCAACTGGGTGTATATTATGCTCGCAGCGGGGCGTTGCTGAGCGAGGTGGTCGGAATGCGCGATGCAGCTGGGGCCAAGCTGTTTCACGACGAGAAAGAGACTATTCTCAGCCTTTCCCCGTCGCTTGCGAACAAACTGATCGGCAGTGCGTCTTCCGAGCTGAATGCCCTTGAAAAGTGGCTGGATAGGATCAATGCGGCGTGCAAGCACCAATGCGACAACCTTCGCACGATGATAAGTTTCGAGAAAGAGAGGATGCGGTTATGAGCTATATAGACCTGATACGCAAATTTTGGCAATTGGATGCAACGTGGCAATTTGGCTGCTGTGAATCGAGGCTTTACTTCTACCTTGTAGAACAAGCGAATCGGTTAGGCTGGCCGAATAGCTTCACGCATTCCGACAGAAGGCTGTCCGAGAATGTAGGGGCGTCACGCAATGCAATTTCGAGAGCAAAAAACCGATTAGAGCAAGCGGGTCTGTTACATATCATAACGGGAGGACGCGGGAAGGGGAACCGCACAGCTTTTTCATTCGTTGAAGAACCGAATCCCGAATCAGGCATCGTTTCAAATGGTTCAATTGGCTTAAATATGAGCCAAAACATGAGCCAAAAACGGAGCCAAAAACGGAGCCAAAAACGGAGCCAAAACGAAGGCGATACTTCTTGTATAGAAGATAGACTAGACAAGAATAATATTACCCCCTATAATCCCCCTAATGGGGAGACAGTCGTACTACCGCCCTTCTCGGAGAAGGCAGAGGTAACTGACTCCTCCAACACCCACCCCCAGTTCCGCGGCACCCCCTCCCGCGAGTTCTTGGAGTTTCAACAATGGATTTCGGAAAATGCACCGCGAGTCGCGAAAATGAAAGAGCCTTTTTCCGAGGCGCAATTCTCGGCTTTAAAAGAGGCTTATGCTCTTGACTTCATCTGCGACCTATTGCGCGCGATGCATAACTACGAACCCTTGCTGAAACGCAATCGTTCTGCCTATCTGACATTTCTGAATTGGGCGCGTCGGCGTAATGAAACGTCGTTGCCCCGTTCGAACACTCGGCATCCGGCTACGACCTACCATGCAAAACCGACTCAACATTATGATGAATTCTGAATATGTCTTACGAAGAAATACTCAAACAACTACAAACTGAGGGTAATCCGGTTCCATGCGCACGCTTCCGGTTTCGGATACCCGATGCGCGGACGGAATTGAAAAACGCGCTGGTTACTGTGCTGTCGGCAATGGGAGAACGATTGGTATGGCTTCCCGAATACGACAAGGTTGCAGCGTGGTTGTCGGATAACAACGGTAAGGGACTTTTGCTGTTCGGTAATTGCGGACGCGGAAAATCCCTGATAACCCGCTACGCCATTCCCATGCTGTTGCGCAAGTTCGCTAATCGAATCGTTACGGTCGTGGACTGCGGAGCGCAGGACGTATGTATCGACGAGGTATTAAAACGCAAGTTCATCGCATTGGACGATATAGGTGTAGAGGTGGATCGCGTCGAATTCGGTACACGCCGGAATGTGGTAGTCGAGATCGTGAACAAGGTGCAGGATAACCCCGATCGGATGGTTATAGCTTCCTCAAATCTGTCGGGTGAAGGCATCAAGGAACGCTATGGTGACCGGATATATGACCGTATTAAATACCTGTGCTATCGTGTTGCGTTCAATGGAAACAGTCTGCGCAAATGAGGCACGTTGAATCTCGTATACAACAGTCGTTCGTCCGCTGGTTCCGGATGCAATATCCGTCCTATGCACTATGTCTGACGAGTGTCCCGAACGGCGGACTCCGGAGTAAGACCGAAGCCGCAATCATGAAGGCCGAAGGTATGACGGCCGGTGCTGCGGATTTGCTTCTGCTCGTTCCGAGGGACAAGTACGGATCGTTCGGCTTGGAATTCAAGACACAAGCAAAGGGTAGTCGTCAGAGTGCCGAACAGAGAAGATGGCAAGAGTCCTTTGAGGCTGCGGGGAACAAGTATGTTGTAGTTCGCACGCTCGAAGATGCTATTGCTGCCGCAAATCAATACATGAATCCGGATAAACAAATTTACCACAATGGAATCAACGAAACAGATTAAAATCGAAATCCGCAACCGTTGGACTGGCTCGGTCGTATTTGAATACACGAAAGAGGGAAACACAATCACCGAAACGGTTTTGGACGCTATTAGGCGCGGTGCTGATCTGCGCGATGCCAACCTGCGCGGCTCCAACCTGCGCGGCTCCAACCTGCGCTGTGCCAACCTGTGCGATGCCGACCTGCGCGGCTCCAACCTGCGCTGTGCCGACCTGCGCTGTGCCGACCTGTGCGATGCCGACCTGTGCGATGCCAACCTGCGCGATGCCGACCTGCGCGGTGCCAACCTGTGCGATGCCGACCTGCGCGGTGCCAAAGGATGTTATCTATCATGCCCGACCGAGGGTAGTTTCATCGGTTGGAAAAAAGCCTCTGGGCATATCGTAAAATTACGAATTCCGGAAGATGCACGGCGCAGTTCGGCAACGGGACACAAATGCCGTTGCGATAAAGCATACGTCATGGAGATTCAGAACATGGACGGCACCAAGGCGACTGAGGATACCGTTCGTTCCGACCATGACAAAAACTTCGTCTACACCGTCGGTGCCACAGTCGAAGTTCCGGATTTCGATGATAACAGGTGGAACGAATGCGCACCGGGTATTCATTTCTTCATCGATCGCAGGGAAGCGGTGGAGTACTAATGACGCACGGTTCTCTATTCAGCGGCATCGGCGGCTTCGACCTGGCGGCCGCGTAGGCCGGCTGGACGAACGTCTTCAACTGCGAGATCGACCCGTTCTGCCGGCGCGTATTGAAGTATCATTTTCCCGAATCGGAACAATATGAAGACATACGAACAACAGACTTTACCGTTTGGCGCGACCGCATCGACGTGCTCACCGGCGGTTTCCCGTGTCAGCCGTTCAGCCTCGCGGGCAAACGCAAGGGTACGGCCGACGACCGCTACCTCTGGCCCGCAATGCTCGGAGTTGTTCGGACTGTTCGACCGCGCTGGGTCGTGGGCGAGAACGTTCTCGGAATCGTTAATTGGTCGCAGGGAATGGTTTTCGAGCAGGTGTGCGCTGATTTGGAAGCGGCAGGATACGAGGTGCAAGCGTACCTTATACCAGCTGCGGGCGTCGGTGCTCCCCATCTGCGATACAGAACATGGTTTGTTTCCCACCGTGGTGACGCAAGGGCTGAAAGTTCATGGCAAGAGCGGTTCGGAGCCATTGCCGCCGGCGATGCTGCCGACACCGGTCGCGTCGGATTGCGGGAGCAGGCGTGTGAACAGGAGCTTGTCGAAGGGTGCGACTGCTCGGCCGACGCTCGCGCTTGCAGCGCGGATGGGGCTGTTGTCGACGGACGGCCTGCGATGCGAAAAACAATTCGTTTCCTCTCAGTCATGCGAAGCGGAAGAGCGGAGTCGTCCACGACGTCATGATTTCGTATCCGTCCCGAACTGGGAAGGGTTCCCGACTGAGTCCCCGATATGTGGCCCAGATGATGGGCTTTCCGCCGGACTGGACGGAATTACCTTTCCGGCATGGCGCTGCGAGTCGATCAAAGCCTACGGCAACGCCATAGTCCCGCAGGTGGCGCTGCGGATATTCGAAACGATAAATGAATACGAAAAATTATGAAAACGGTAACATTGGGAATCAGGTGGAGTGAATTATTCGGTGAGCATAAAGGAGATATGTCCGATAAAATGCGCCGTTCGCGCTGGGAAACATGGAAACAGTTGAGCCGAGATCACGGTCATTTTGAAAGCATTGCCTGGTGGAGTACTCCCGAGGAACTTTGCTTTAATTGTGAACATTGCGACGGTGACTGGTGTAGATTTCAGTCGCTTCCTTGCACCGTAAACCCGATAACGACATTCTCGAATAACGAAATCGGCTTGGCTTGTATGGGTGTAGGTTATCGCAATAAACAACTACAATTTGAATTCATATGAAAACGTGTCCTCAAAAACGGTTGGCCTGCTGATGCAATCATCGGGCGATTTTCAAGAGTGTGGAATTCGAAAGTTATAAAGGATGAAAAAGATTATGTTCAACGACCGCTACGGCTTGACGCAGGCGGTCATCGAGGGTCGAAAGACCATGGCGATGATGCTGATTAATATCAAGTCCACCTCCGACGTACAGGTACGATTTTTTGCAGGATACGTCCAAATCATCGGGCGTAGTGGCGATGTATGTGCTGAGAAAAAGCTGTCCTACAAGGTCGGCGAGGTCGTGGCCGTGGCGCAGAGATATCAAGATATTTTCGACTACTCCAACTGTGTCAATCCGTATGCTTGGGAAGATGATGATAAACCATCTGGTTGGACGAACAAGATGCTTACTAAGGCCGAGTTGATGCCCCATCAAATCCGCATCACCGGAATCAAGTGCGAGCGGTTGCAGGATATTTCGGACGCGGAGTGCATGAAAGAGGGAGTAGTAGGCGGGATAATTGGGTATTATGTTCCCGGCATAAAATGCAAGGATTGGAGCAAAGAATCGTATGTAGATACCGAGGACGGCAGAACTTGGAAATTATTCCCTACTCCCCGCGAAGCCTTCGCCTCGCTGATTGAGAAGGTATCCGGCTACGGAACATGGCAACGCAATCCGTGGGTCGTGGTCTACGAGTTCGAATTGGTGAAATGAGCTGCTTAATATGTCAAATAGTTACCCGTAAAATCTATGCTTATGTGGCAGAGATATTCGGTGACCCCATATTTTGGGATGGGAAGTGGTGTCGACCTGATCGAAAATCAAGGTCGGAGCTTCATTTACCACGCAACGAGTGAGAGCACAATTGAGGATAACGATGACGGGCGCATCGTTGTCGTTGCGGTAGAAGTAGATTTATCTACCGTCAGCCAGTACACAGGGCTGAAAGACAAGAACGGAAATGATATTTGGGAGGGGGACATCGTAGAATGGGAAAATATGATGGGAACTAAGATGTGTAGCGTGATTGCTTATAGGGGACGTGGATTTTGTTTTGTTGATGCGCATAATAAGCCGGAAGAAATTTGGTGTTATGTCTTTAAAAAGATTGGAAATATCCACGACAACCCTGAATTGTTGAAAGGAGGTGATGAAAAGCCCAAAAGCAAAAGAGCTTATTGAAAAATATGCCGTTGGCAATAGCCGTGATGCAGCACCTTCCATGATGAAGGGCCGAGCGGTTGAGTGTGTCGAAATCGCCGAGCAGGAGGCCGAGGAACGGATGCGTGAGAAAGCGCATAAGATTGTCAAGGAAATGATGGGCGGCATTTTTCAAGGCGATATGCCCCAAAAGATAGCCGACGAATTTATCCAAAAACTAACCGAGGAATGAAAAGCAAAGAAGCAAAAGAATTTATCGACGGGTGTATGGATCATCTCACGGTGGAGATGACAGACCATGCCAAATGGCAACTTCGGGCTGCAATGACCCGTGCGGCCGAACTCGCCGAGCAGGATACCGAGCAGCTGATGCGGCAAAAAGCGGTAGAGGCATTCAAGTCCTCCTGCGAATACAAGGACGGTTGTGGCGGGATCGGCAGGGATTGCCACCCTGTACTGTGTGAAGATTTGAGATCATTTATCCAAAAACTAAACGAGATATGAAACTGGATAAAAACGAAGAGTGGATAATATCCTACCTGAAAGGTAAAGATTATGTGTCGCCGTCGGTGATAGGGACTGAACACGCTCGAACTTTCGGGTTTAGTGAGACACACCACAGCAGTTGGGCTTCGCCTATCTGTTTGCGGCTGGTAGAAAAAGGAC